GTATCGGTCCATCAGAGAATGGACTTGAACAAGTTTCTTTTGTAAATGGTATTTCTACGACAAAAGGTGGAACGCATGTGGATCATGTGGCATCACTTCTCGCGTCGGGTATCATTGAGGAAATGGCGAAGAAGATTAAGTTGAAGCCTCAACAAGTCAAGAATACTTTTAACATCTTTGTCAAGGCAACTATTGAGAATCCAACCTTTTCAAGCCAGGTCAAGTCTGAATGTACCTCAAAGGCTCAAGACTTTGGGAGTAAGTTTGAACCACCAAAAAGTTTCGTAAAGAACGCTCTCAAGACCGGTATTCAAGATGAACTCACAGCACTCTCAAAGTTTAAGGAGATGAAGGAACTCTCAAAATCTGACGGTACCCGAAAGTCCAAAATTACCGGTATTCCCAAATTGGATGATGCGAACAAGGCGGGTACGGCACAATCTAGGAATTGTACTCTCATTGTGACAGAGGGTGATTCAGCGAAGACTCTCGCAGTCGCGGGTCTCTCCGTCGTTGGTCGTGATCACTACGGTGTCTTCCCTCTTCGTGGGAAGTGTAAGAATGTTCGCGATGCCTCTGTCACACAGCTCACATCAAACCAAGAGTTCAACGATCTCAAGAAGATCTTGGGTCTTCAACAGGGTAAGGACTACCAAGATGTTTCCGAGCTTCGGTATGGTCGTCTCATGATCATGACGGATGCCGATAACGACGGTTCCCACATCAAGGGTCTCATTCTCAATATGATTCACTATTTTTGGCCAAGTCTTCTCAAGTTGGGTTTTGTTGTGTCTATGGTGACACCGATTATCAAGGCATCCAAAGGTTCTCAATCCAAGTCATTCTACACAGATTCTACATTTAGGTCTTGGTATGGAAACGGACAACCTGGGTGGAAAATCAAATACTACAAGGGTCTCGGTACGAGCACGAGTGCCGAAGCTCGGGAATACTTCAAGAAGATTCAAGATCTCACTGTGAAGTTTGACATGGATATCATGTCAGACAAATCAATTGTCCTCGCTTTTGACAAGAAGAAGGCGGATGACCGAAAGTCTTGGCTTCTTGAGAGTACGGCAAAAGATCCAAAAGAATTGGAAGTTCCGTATGGAAATGTAAGGAACTTGAGCATCTCAAACTTTGTACACAAGGACCTCGTCAACTTCAGTTTGGCGGACTTGAAGCGTTCTATCGCGCACATGGCGGATGGTCTCAAGCCTTCGCAACGCAAGGTTATGTACGCATGCTTCCACAAGAATCTCAAGGATGAGATGAAAGTAGCACAGTTGGCGGCATTTGTCGCAGAGAAGAGTGCGTACCACCACGGTGAAGTCTCTCTCGCGGACACGATCGTCAAGTTGGCGAATGATTACATGGGTTCAAACAATATCAATCTTCTTGAGCCGTGTGGTCAGTTTGGTACGCGTCTCATGGGTGGTAAGGATGCGTCTCAAACGAGGTATATCTTTACAAAGCTCACAAAAGATGCCCGAAAGATCTTTGATCCGAGAGATGATCCAATTCTCAAGTATCTGGATGACGATGGTCGCCTCATTGAGCCAGACTTCTACATGCCAACACTTCCCATGGTTCTCGTGAATGGTACAGAAGGTATCGGTACGGGTTTCAGTTGTTATGTGCCTCCATTCAATCCAAAGGATATCAAGGATAACATTCAAAGAGCACTCGACGGCCGTGGTTTCACACAGATGCGACCGTGGTTCAAAGGTTTCAAAGGTAAGATTTTCAAGGAGGATGAAAGTGGTTCGTGGATCGCCGAGGGTATTTGGCATGACACTGGGTCACGACTCAAGATTACCGAACTTCCACCCGGACGGTGGACACAGGATTACAAGGAGTATTTGGACACTCTCGTAGAGAAGAAGGTGATCACGAGCTTTACAAACAATTCCACGACAGATGACGTGGACTTTGAAATCTTTGGATACTCCGGGAAAGACTTGGTGAAGGATCTCAAGTTGAGAAAGAGTTTCCACACTTCAAACATGCACCTCTTCCACCCGACGAAAGGTATTCACAAGTATAACTCAGCCGAAGAAATTCTCAAAGACTTTGTCGAGCTTCGACTCGAACACTACATCAAACGAAAAGAACATTTACTCAAAGTTCTTCAGACGCGTGCGACGATGTGTGGTTATAAATCCAAGTTTGTGACGATGGTCATCGAGGGTGATATTATTGTTTTCAAAAGAAAAAGGGATGATCTCGAAAGACAACTCTCTCAAATCTTCCCCAAAATCGGAGGCACATACGACTATCTTCTCAACATCAAGACTGTTCAGTACACCGAAGAGTGTGTGAAAGAACTCATCGACGAAGCGAAGACCGCGACGCACGAACTCAAAATTATGGAAAAAACGAGTCACATCGATATGTGGAAAACCGATATTAAAAATTTGTAGACATAGACTAAGTATGTGCGACGTCAGTGGCGCGAGCACCGGGGCAATTTTGTCCCTGAACGCACTCGGTAAGCAAGATACATATCTATTGTCCGGAAAACCGGATGATTCTTTATTTAAATACGAAGAGAAGCGACATTCCAACTTTAGCCGTTTTCATAAAACAACGACTGTATACAATCCAGGAGGAAAACTCACATGGCCATTTAATGAACGCATTAAGGTGACGATGAATCCTCAAAATGGTGGTGACCTCTTGAGTAATATGTACATAAGTATCACACTTCCAGCGCTCCCGAGTGGTCGGAACTATTCCGATCAGATAGGTCGACACCTGATAAAGAGCATCACGATGCGTGTCGACGAATTCGAAATTGAAACCGTGTACGACGATTGGATGATCATGTATGATGAGTTATATCTTGAAATGTCAGAGAAGATTACGAACAAGTTTTTGATTAACCGTATGCTTCCCTATGACACGGCGGTCGATACACCTCAATATGCACAATATGAATCCGATGTCATCATCCCGATTCCATTCTTCTTTTCGAGAAAATATGCGAGTGATGAATACGATACGAACAAGCCCAACCGACCCTATTTTCCTTTATGTGCGATTCATAAACAAAAACTTGAATTCGAGATTGAATTTCATAAACAAACATTCTTCTCGGATACGAATTCAACGTTAACACTTCCACAATTCCATGTAGTCACGGAAGAGATAACGATCGACCCGGCCGAACGACGATTTTATATCACGGAAGATACAACATTCATCACAGATATAGTAAAGAAACACCCGACAATCGAGACTGAAATCGGCAAAACAATCGTAAAGAATAATTTAGTACCGGCGATTCCAGTCAAAACCATACACTGGTTTTTGCGTAACAAAAAGTTCGAAGATGACGCAGAGGCGCGTGGTCCGGGAGTCGACCAAGCGTATCTGGATGCGTATGAGATTCCGGGATCTACGGGTGCAGATTACTATTATTTCCAAAATAGATTCAACTTCTCGAGTGTGCTCGATTTCGATCAATTGTATGCATTCTTTTATCCAGTCATGGATTCGGCAAAATTTTACATTAACGGGAACGATCTTCCAAATATTACAAGTGCTAATCATTCGTATTATAAATATATGACACCTTTCAAAGCGAGATTGTCTAGGCCGTATAGAAATATATATACATATTCCTTCTCGATGTATCCTGCGAATGTGGAACCATCGGGAAGCCTGGATTTTAGTCAGATAAAGTCAGAAAAAACAAACATAGAATTAAACCTAAAAAGTGGACTTACCGATCAATATTCATTACATATGTACTATACTGGATATCAAACATTCAAATTCTCAAAGGGATTCATGTCCCTCGCTTATTAAACAACACCGTCTTATTATCCTTGATATATTCGATGATGTTATTCTTGATACACCATTTGATGAAATTCAATTGCGCGAGCGTCGTTTGAATTTCCTGAGATGTTCCCGGAACGGTATATGAAAACTTCTGAGATCGACAAAACGGGTCAAAGAATCGCTTGCTATAGCCATCGAGACTTGACTTATACGCACAATGTACCGTGAAGAGTTTTCCATCGGTCGTCGTGTAACTCGTATGATTCTTCTTCGCATAGTTTGTGATAAACCATTCGAGATTTCGAAGAGAGATACCACTCGTTTTGTCTAGGATGTTCAGTAGCGTAGATTTATTCTTGTCTTCACCGTAAAAGTTGTTGATGGCATGTAGTAGAATATCGGACTTGTTCATTACTATAGTATACCCTTCAAATCTATAAGCTTGTTTGATGATGACGCGTTTTCGCACGCTGGACACCCTCGCATAAAAATGGGCGGGAAACTGTGTGTATGTCCCGGACCGGGCGCTCGCACGACTGCGACCGGCTGCACATTTTTCTTTTGAACGAGATGTGTGTCACAATATCCACCATTTTTACCTCGCCGCGTGCAACGTTTTCCATCCTTCTTCACACCTCGACATAGAATAGTCTCTGAAACATTTGGTACGTCACGAAGTAAAAGCTCCATGGAAATACCGTGTGTTTTTGATATCTTCTCTACGTACTGCGTGAGTCGTTCATTCACACGTTTCTCAACCTCCTCTTCAAATACTTGTGTCAGTACATTGGACATTGGACTTATCTTGATCACGTTCGTAGTTTTTAAATAACGTTTCAACAGACGTCTGTTCCTTCTTGCTTACTCTCTTTCGACGTGGTGGTTTATGTTGTGCGATTATTTCACCAAAGATATCCTCCTTTGCATTGTCAAACAAAGGGTCGAGTAAATCACACACCGGTGTTAAAAACTTATTGACAAAATAATAATGGTAGTCGATCGGGAGGTTGTGTTCTTCTGCATATTTTGGATCTTCGGACTTCTCGTACGCCTTAGCTTTGGGATCATCCGTCTTTGTGAGAATGTATGGAACCCGATCTCCAGACTGTGGCTCCGAGCCCGGGCGTCGTTCTCGCATCTTATTATGCACTTGCACGTGCGCCATATTAATATCCCAACTATTCACGACATCCGAAATAGGTACAGATTTCCCTTTGACTTTGTACGTGTCTGAAAGTCCCTGACTCAAGACGAGCTTTTCATTGGGTATGTCACCGGATAAGAGTTCAATCGCCCGCTCACGCGCCAATTGTCTCGGTGGGTCGATGTCACTCGAATCGAGCACGACGTCGAGCAGTTCCTTACACACTTCACGTAAATGAGGTGTGTTATCTCTGCGAACAACTTGAAGCCCCTTAATATCGATGTAGTCCATGTGCATTTTATTATCTTTACCCTTTGTCCATAATTTAGCGGCGTAACGCTTCTTACTATAGAGGAAATAAGGCCAATAAACTTTTTCAAGTTCAAGATTATTCGGTTTCTTGAAAAGAGCACTACACTCTTCGGCGGCGCGTTCGCCAATCTCCCAACTATAGGCGATGGCGTCTTCACCCTTGCGATCACCGACGTCAAATTCAACCCTGACTGAATCCGTGTCCCCGTACCTTACCTTTGCCCCTGGGAAGTTTGCTTCGACATAGTTCTTTGTTTCTTCAATCATGGATCGACCCTTACACGTCGTCGTCGATGCGATCGGAACACATGGTAGAATACCCTTTCCAGCTCCGGTAAATCCGTACACGGAGTTCATACTGATTTTATACGCGAGTTGTTTTCCATTAAACATTTCCTTCATCGCACCGGTCGCCGTCGCCATATCTTTTTTCGCTTGTTTACGAAACTGTTTGAGTTCGAGAAGAATGCTCGGTAAAAGACTTGGAACATTTTGAGCAAATTTATACTTTTTATCACCCACCTCGAATACTTCATACGTGACACCGGGTATGTTTCCATACTTCTTTTCATCCATGACCCAAGATGAATAACATAAATTATGTGCCATGATGATCGAAGGATACAGCGCTTCGAAATCGAGCGCAGTGATGGGTGTGTAATACGCACCCTTTTGTGCGTCGAGAACCGTGGCACCTTCATATTGTTCTTCCGGAATCGCGCCGTATTTGATCGTCGGAACCATGAATCCCATTTCTCTCGCCTTCTTCGTCAATTGTGAGAAGACTTTGATCTGTTGTCCACGTTCGACCAGGTAATTGAGTGGTACCCACGTTGCCTTTGCCATCTCGAGAAGATTTAAGAGTGTACACAAACGCTTGACAAGTCTGTGTGGAAGTAAAGTATCCTTGATACAATACTCCGCAACTTCGCGTAACTTGACCGGATCACCTTCCTTGTATCGCGCAAACATTTCCTTTGGAGACATGTCAATCTTTTGATCACCGAGATACAGCTTCGATACGTTATCCAATTTATATGAATCGAGTTTATACCCCTTCTTGACTTCATGAAATAAATCAAAGATGAACCGCCCGGGCATCGGTAAAAGTTTGAGTTCATTATCACCCAGGGCACTCGAAGAGAGTTTCTTGTATACCATTTTACACTCGTGATCCTTCAGGCGACTGAGTTCATAGAATTCAGGATCACATTTAACCATCTGCGCGCGTTGATAAATATATTCCATATCAAACCCAAAAATGTTCCATCCGGTAATGATGTCGACGTTCTTGTCGTGAAGATACGCCTTAAATGCGTGCAACATATCTCGTTCGGTATCAAAACTCACGATGTTTGCACCGTCCAGATTCGGATCTGTTTTCTTGTAACACAGACACGTCTTATCGTACGGTTCATCAGAACCGAATGTACACAAAGAAATAGCGATCTGAAAACACGCGTCACCCGGTACGAGCGCGCTCGGGAATTTACCAGTAGAACTATTCGCTTCAATATCGATCGATGCGACGACGAAGGGCGCGGTTTCATTCTTTTCGACGGGTGTGAGTGTTTGCCAATCGTTACAGAAGAGATCGATATCAACACGGGCCAGATAAGAACGAATACATTTCGAGCCAGTGTCGAGCCACCCACTCGATTGAATACCCGTTCGGTGCATTAACCTCAGGACAGGATCGATATTTGATTCGTATACGTGATACTTTTTGAATTCACTGTTATACATAAATAATGAATTAATCTTCCGGCGCGCGGCGAGTGTTTTAAAGTTCAGGCGCATGAATGCAAATTTTTCATTATTTTGAAAACCCCAAACATCCTTTTGTTCAGTCAAAGAATATGAAGTTACATGATTTGGTCGAAGTTTGTTGAGTTGATCGTAAAGTAATTGGATTTGTTGTTGAGAAGTTCCAGCCGGTATCTTAATGAAGAAATACGGGTCGAATGTCGTCGTCACACAGACCGACTTTCCCTCTTCCGTTTTTCCAAATATACTGATAAGGTGTTCCTCACCTTCTTCAGAGTCTCGTGCCTCCCACGTCAGTGCTTGGAAGACCACCATTTTGTGTTGTGTATACATCGAGCCAAAATTTTAATATGCTTATTATATAAATGTCAGCAGCCTTGATTGATCTTGTCTCTAAGGGTGCCCAGGATGTGTACATCACTGGCGAGCCCCAGGTCAGTTTCTTCCGTCAAAACTACAGGCGTCATACAAATTTTTCTATTAAGCCGGAACGCATGGATTACATCGGTACGTTCGGTTCCAACAATGAAGTTACCATTCCGATTCGTTCGAAGGGTGACATGCTCAGCTACGTGTGGATCGAAGCGAAGAACATCGCGAACGTCGCGACGAACACCGATGGTTTCTTTTCCGCGAATGCCGCGAAGCCTACCGAGTTCTTATTGTACATCGGTGGTCAAGAAGTCGCGCGTCTCGATTCTCTCTACATTCAAGGAGTTCATAACATCATCTACAAGGAAAACCAAGCGCGTGCGTCCGCCACGGTCACGACCACGGAAATCAAGGATAACGCGAAGGGTGTCGAAGGTGCTTCCGATTATTACCTCATTCCCTTCTTCTTCAGTGAAGATTGGACCAAGTGCCTTCCGCTCGTTGGATTGCAATATCACGAAGTTGAAATTCGTGTGAAGTGTCGCGACGGGTTTACACCGGCCGAAACGCCGAAGGTGTACGGCATGTACGCGTACCTCGACAGCGATGAGCGCAAGTTTGTCACCGAAAACGAACACGAAATTTTGATCACACAGACACAATACCAACTCGCGTCCAATACGGATACCGAGATCGATCTCACCTATTTCAACCACCCGACCAAGGCTATTCACTTGGTTTCCGGGAACGCCACGGCGGGAACGTGGGATTCTATGTATAAATTCGACGAATCGAGCATGTACATCAACGGTGTGACATTGTTCGAAAACACATCGAAGACGTTCCACCACAACGTCGTCCATGAAATGCACGCGCAGAACCTCGCGGACTCGACGCTCGATACGGCGCCTTTGTACACGTGGCCGTTCTGTCTCACGATGAACAAGTCGCAACCGAGTGGTACGCTCAACTTTTCCAGAATCGACAGCGCGAAGTTGACATTGACGAACCCGACGGGTGGTAACATCATGCACCGCGTCTATGCCGTCAATTACAACATCCTTCGCATCAAGAACGGCATGGCCGGCATCGCGTTTGGTAATTAAAGCCTAAGTCAGTCAGAGCCTTGAACGAATTATAACCAAAATGGTCAAGAAACACATTCGTTCTTCTTCAGATGAACTTGCTCACGTGAAGAGGAAAATTGAGAAGTACACACGCAGGTATGACCGTCTCATCGCCGAGGAGAAAACTGTGGTTGTGATGTCCGAACGATCGTCGTGGTCCCGGCAAAACAAGATGAAAAGACTTCGGGACGCACTCAATAATTTCAATATCACCGAGACCGAATGTGAACGAATTACGTCCGTGTTTCGGTCTGCTCTCGATGTTCCGGCCCTCATGTCACGTCAGTCTCGGTCGATCATCGGTGCCAGCATCAAAATTGCCCTCTCATCCGTGTCGAACCGTGAAATCGCGCGAAAATGCAACATTACCGCGCCGACTCTAAATAATGTGTACAAAATCCTGGCTAAGAACGTCTATGTAATTTGATCATCTTCCTTGTTCACTTCCACCGGCGGTGCCTCGAGTATCTCCAATTGGTATACGTTGTTATTGGATGGGTAAATCGCAGCCAAACGGCACGTCCTCACTGTCATGACTGGAACTTTTCGTTCAACGACGATGACTGGTGGACACACTAAAACTAACGACATATATATGATTGTTATTTAAAAATATCAATGATATATAGGTTAAGATGGATCTCGTTCCAATCAAACTCATTAAAAATCGAGATGTTCGTGATCGCCTGTTGAGAGTGAAAGGTGAATCCGCCGAGATTGACAAAAATGACTACATCGAGGGTAAGATGAACACGAGTCTCGCGGCGAGGCATCTCATGGCCATCGAAGATGCCGCTGAAATCGCGAAACAACTTCTCCAGAGCCGTGGAATCTTTGAACAGATTGGAAAGGATATAAAAAAGGAATCCAACTATGACTTCAAGTTTGTGTGTCGTAAAACATCCAACATGACGAAATCCACAAAGAACCGTAAAGGTATCCAATATCTTCATATAGCGCACACGTACCCGGGTGGTGACGGACACTACGCCCTCGCGAAGGTCAATCACAGGGAGAAGTCAATTAAATTATTCAATTCCATGGGTGCGGGGCGTACAGAATTCAAGAACGAACTGCGTACGGTATATGGAAATACGTATACCATACGAAATAAACAATCCACAGCCCAACCGACGGGTGGATTTGTGACGACAAATTTGGAAAATTATAAAGAGCTTCTTCGCAATACAAAGATAAATATAAGAAACACAAAGGTTCTTGAAAAGTCTTTTGAAATTTCACAATATGATGAATTGTCTCAACATCATTTTTGTTACA